TTGGTATTCGCGGTTGTCTTCGCTCTTTTGCGAAAGCAATTTCCTCAGTTCTATTAAGTGACATGTCCTATGAGTATCTTATTATAGGGCCAGGTGCCATGGGTATATTTTCCATGTTAGGGTACCTCAAAAGTGTTGAAAACACGATTAAATATGTCAAAGAGTACTCAGGTGCTTCAGCAGGTGCTATTATATGTACTTTCTTAGCGCTTGGGTATTCGGTAGAAGAAACATTATATAAATTACTCGAACTCGATTCAAGTAAACTCGTTAAACTTAATTTGAAATGTTTTATAAATTCATATGGATTAGTTGATTTAAAACCTGTACGTCAGCAGCTAGTTAATTTATTAGAATCGGATCCAACGTTTTCTGAAATAGATAAAACACTTTATATATCAGCTTTTTGTGTTAATACATCGAGGACGGAATATTTTTCAAAACATACACATCCAGATATGAAAGTCATAGACGCCATATGTATGAGTATTGCCGTCCCTTTCATATTTTCATCATATAGGTATGAAAATATGGTGTATGTAGATGGTGGTACATTGGAAACGTTGCCGACAGCACCATTTCTCAGTAAGAAACCTCATAATATTTTGTGTGTACGAATGAAAATGGAAACACAATTTATAGAAGAAATAAAGAATCCTAAACAGTTTGCCGAAGCACTCGTTTCGTCAACTTTAAATAATAGAAAAAATAATGATATAGAAAAAAGTACAGTTATCGATATAGACATAGGTCAGGTCGATGTATTTAATTTTAATATGTCTTATGAAGAAAAATTTCAAATGTATACAAAAAGCATATCGCTATAACTTTTTTGTTGAGTTATATCAATATGGATGTGTGTGACCCAGGGTTAGATATTAGTAATCTTAGATCACTTATTAAACAAAATACAGGTAAAGACCTAAAATTATCCAAAAATCAGATATGTGATGTATACTCATTAGTCCAGGGTGGAAAACTTCCATTACCACCATTGATTTTGAGTAAAGATGGATCATATTTAGTTGATGCTAAGTCACCATTAACACGTAAAGATTTTGATACGTTATTCAATTCCACTACCAGAGTTAGTGAAATTCGAAAAATTGCAAAGAAAGTTGGTGTTGTGCGTCACGCCGATAAGAAACTTACAAAACAACAGCTTATTGATATAATTGGTAGACGTCTCCATTCCATGAACATACACGAACCAGTTAAATTGAGGTCTGTTCAGACGAAACAAATTGAGAAAAACGCGTTTAATAACAATGTAAACTTGGCGAATAACCTGAACGTGAACCGACCCAATAACAATTTGAACAACGGGAACCGTCTCAATAACAATTTGAATAATGTGAACCGTCTCAATAACAATTTGAACAATAGTGTAAACCGAGTGAACAATAGTGTAAATCGAGTGAACCGCATGAACACAGTGAACAACTTCAGTTCTAAAATAAAAAGAAACGAAAAACCACGTTTTTTAAACGGGGGTAATATAAAAACGTCTACAATCACGATACCAAAATTAAACATAAGAGCGTTTACAACAAAAAAACCAAATAAACCTGCATTTTTAAATAAAAATTTCATAAAAACTAATAAAATCATATCAAAACCGGGTTACATTTTCAAAAGGGGGAATAAGGGTTTGGGTATGTACAAAAACATTAAGGTGGTTCAAGGTCCGGTAGGCCCTCCTACACCTGCACCTACCCCGACTCCAGCTCCAGCTCCAGCTCCAGCTCCAGCTCCAGCTCCAAACGTACCAAAAAAACCAAACGTACCAAACGTACCAAACGTACCAAAAGAACCAAAAGAACCAAACGTACCAAAAGAACCAAACGTACCAAAAGAACCAAACGTACCAAACGTACCAAAAGAACCAAACGTACCAAACGTACCAAACGTAAAAAATAATAAAAATGAATTGAATAGAAAAGCACGACAAAAAAGGCTTTTGAATAAAATTTTAAACAATTCTAAAAACTTGACAAACGCTAATAAGGTATCGTTCCTTAAAAGGTATAATAATGGTGAAAATTTCAATACCATAAAAACAAATGCGATTAGAAAAGCTCAAGAACTCGCAAAATTGAGAAAAAATAAAAACGAGCAAAATCGTTTAGCTAGAGAAAAGGCAAACCAAAACGCTAAGAATGAAGCGAACCGTTTGGCGAAAGAAAAGGCGAACCAAAACGCTAAGAATGAAGCGAACCGTTTGGCGAAAGAAAAGGCGAACCAAAACGCTAAGAATGAAGCGAACCGTTTGGCGTTAGAGATGGAAGGAATTGAATCTAAACGTTTATGGAAAGAAGCACAAGAGAAAAAAGAAGCGAACCGTTTGGCGAAGGAAAAGGCAAACCAAAATGCTAAGAATGAAGCGAACCGTTTGGCGAAGGAAAAGGCGAACCAAAATGCTAAGAATGAAGCAAACCGTAAAGCGAAGGAAGAAGAGGCGTCCAGAAAAGAAAAGGAACAGAAACAAAAACTTTTGAGTAAAATCCTAAACAACTCTAAAAACTTGACAAATACAAATAAAATGTCATTTCTTAAACGATTCGAAAAGGGTGAAAATTTTAATACTATAAAGTCCAATGCTATTGGTAAAGCAAAAGAACTTGCAAAACAAAGAAAAGCAAAGGAAGAAGCTAATAGAAAGGCGAAGGAAGAAGAGGCGTCCAGAAAAGAAAAGGAACAGAAACAAAAACTTTTGAGTAAAATCCTAAACAACTCTAAAAACTTGACAAATACAAATAAGATGGTGTTTCTTAAACGATTTGAAAAGGGCGAAAATTTTAATACCATAAAGTCCAATGCTATTGGTAAAGCAAAAGAACTTACAAAACAAAGAAAAGCAAAGGAAGAAGCTAATAGAAAGGCGAAGGAAGAAGAGGCGTCCAGAAAAGAAAAGGAACAGAAACAAAAACTTTTGAGTAAAATCCTAAACAACTCTAAAAACTTGACAAATACAAATAAGATGGTGTTTCTTAAACGATTTGAAAAGGGCGAAAATTTTAATACCATAAAGTCCAATGCTATTGGTAAAGCAAAAGAACTTACAAAACAAAGAAAAGCAAAGGAAGAAGCTAATAGAAAGGCGAAGGAAGAAGAGGCGTCCAGAAAAGAAAAGGAACAGAAACAAAAACTTTTGAGTAAAATCCTAAACAACTCTAAAAACTTGACAAATACAAATAAGATGGTGTTTCTTAAACGATTTGAAAAGGGTGAAAATTTTAATACCATAAAGTCTAATGCTATCGGTAAAGCAAAAGAACTTGCAAAACAAAGAAAGGAAAAGGAAGAAGCAAACCGTAAAGCGAAGGAAGAAATGATCGCAAAGAAGAAGGAAGAGGCACTCGCAAAAAAGAAAAAGGAGGAGGAAGAAAAGAAGAAAAAGGAAGCTGAAAACAAAAAGAAGGCGGCGCAAAATACACAAATGCGTGCATCTCTTACAAAGAAAGTCAAGGAAACACAAATGGACCAAAAAGTTAAAAATAAATTATTGAACCAACTCAAAAATTACAGTGTTCAAATCCGAAATGTTGCACCAGGTATCGAGCAAACAATCAAATCTGAAAAATTGAATGGTAATTATGACGAAGCGGCGAATAAAAAGAAACGTCAAGAAGTTAAGAAACAACTCGCAACGTATATTTCTACAACGTACCCAAATATGTCGAAAGCCGATCGTAAGAAATACATAAATAGTGCAAATCTTACACAGTGGAGAAAAGGAATTTTAACTGGTTCATCGGGTATGGGTGCAAATCAAGCATTTGAAAGAATCAAGGGTAACATGGAAAGAAACATGAAAGCAAAAAAGCCACCTCCTCCGCCAATAAATAAAAAGGCGAATCTCAAGAAATTGGTGAATAATACCATGAAAGGACGCGCGGCTAAAAATGTAGACAGACTTAAGAAAAATATTAACGAAGGTATATCAGAAATGGCAGTCAAAACCCGAATTGCACAATTAAATAAACAAACAAAGTACCAGAAATAAATTAATCATATATAAAAGAAATGTTCTAATCAATAATAAAACATGCACAGAGTTTTGATAAACTACGCGCGTTCTATTAGTGATGAAAAGAAAGCAAAAACTATCGTTAAGGGAAACAAGACGGGAAAAGTTACTGGAAGTAGAGAAGATATGGAGAACCGTGTAAAGTATAAGTGTGGATTAAAAAGACGTCAAGTATGGGATGCAAATTCAATGTCATGGTATACGAAAGTGTATTATGCAGACGGTTCATTATATAATCCTGTTTTGTTCCACGAGGGGAAGTTAGAAAAAAATCCTAAGTTTAAATAAATGAAAATTCCAATAAGTGATACAGGGTACCTTTCAAAACAAGGGTACGTCGATGTGAGAGAAAAATCCGAACTCGCGAGACACAGGGCACTCGCCAAAGTCGTACGCGCGGGTGAACCACCGCTCGGTCTTTTCAGAAGACTGAATGTACTTATGATTTTGTTCAAACGTAAAGACCCAAAACTTTCTAAAATTTTCAAAAAAGATAGAGATTGGGTCAAGGAAAAATATATGCGTAAATAATAACAATGAATCCATACTTCGAAGCAACTTTAAGAAATATAGGTGTTTTTATTTCCGTATTTTTTACGATACGATGGGCAGAAAAATCTGTTGTACCAGTGTATGATGTACCCCTAAATATATTAACTATTATTATAGCTATACTCTTAAATTATAGTGGACCATTGAAATTAAATAATTAAAGAAAACCCGCGTTATATAATAAGTATGAGTACGTGCACAGTATGTTGTGATAAGTACAATAAAACACAACGTAAAAAAGTTACGTGTCCTCATTGTGATTACGAGGCGTGT